CGACCATTCCACGGTGAATGCTCTTAGAAACCTACAATGATGCCCACACCATGTACCTCGTGCAAGGTGGCAATCAACGATACTTGTGTACGGACCTATATAACAATAATCTTCTAAGACACTTTTGACGTGTGTGAACTGTACGAAGTGTGAAATAACACAATGGTCTTTCAAAACAGTTGGTCCTGATACAGAAACAAAAGCACACACCAGACAGTTTTTGCCAACTTTAAAGGCTGGATGGGCGTGAACACTTTTGGAAACAAAACTAGGAAAATTAGGCTCATCTACAAGTGATGTTATTTTGTCCACAACCATTTTTCTAAATGATGTATCGGTACCCGCACAAAAATATTGATAGTCATCTTTATTTTCTAAAAGTTCAAACTCTTCGATCGAGATTATACGAACGTCTCTGAAATGATTTATGCCATTGAACACCTCCATATTCCATTGAGTATTACCAACAAGCACTATGGGTTTTGAATTATCGTTATGAATGTGAAACATAAAAAATTTATTTATGGTGGTGTTTTTACTGTAAATATCATTATGAATTTTAGCAAATTAGTTTTTGAATATCAAAACATCGATGATAAAACAGCCTACATATACAACAACGAAAATATCACCTACGGTGAAATAAAAAATAACACAATAAAATTGTACAATTTTCTGAGACAACAAAATATTTCGGCAGGACAAAATGTTGTGCTTATCGGATCCGACAGTCATTATTTTGTTAGCATGATTTTGGCCTGCTGGGCAAGGGGAATAAAAACATACTGTCCTAGTCCTAGTTTTTCTGACACCAATATCAAATTGTTATGTGACAATTTGAAAGTAAAAAATATTTTTTGCCAATCTGGTAACAAACAGCATTTAGAACAAAACTATGATCAAAATATTTTTGTGGTGGAAGACCAGATAGACTCACAAAAAGAAAACGACTCTATAGAATTTTATCAATGGAAAGACGAAGAAATTGTTTTGCACTTTAATACTACCGGATCAACCGGAGTGCCAAAATTAATTCCTCATACAATGAAGAACGTTTTAACATACGCTAAGGAATGGGCAGATGCTCTTGAAGTTTCACAGAACGACATTATATATTGTTGTCCAAAAATTTGCTTTAATTACGGATTTGGTATATCTCTTTTAGTAACATTATTCAAGAAAGCAACTGCTTTGTTACACACAGGTCCAACGAGTCCAAAAAAAATAAAAGATATTTTTAATAATCATGGACCAACGTATTTTTTTATAGTGCCCGATGTAGCCTATATGTTGATAATGAAAAAACAGGAAATCGATTTTAAAAATGTCAAAAAGATTGTGTCTGCGGGAGATTTCTTGCCACCAAAAATTTCAAACAAGTTTGAGAATCTTTACAATAAAAAAATATTGGACCTTATTGGGATGGCCGAAACTTTTGGTTTTTACACAATGATAGACGATAAAAATCAAAAGTCAGGCACGGTAGGAAAACCCATGGCAAACGTGAAAGTAAAGTGTTTAGATGGTGTTATCCATGTCAAAACCAATTATTCTGCTAAAGAATATCTTTATGACACAACGCAAACTTTAATTACTTTCAAAGATGGATGGGTCAAAACTAGAGATAAAGGACACATTGACTCGAACGGTTATCTTGTTTTTGAAGGTAGAATAGATAATCTTATCAAAATTAAATCAAAATTTGTGTCGCCTATCGAAATAGAAGATGCCCTGTCTTACTATCCAAATATAGTTTCTTCGTTGATCTTTACACGAAAAGATATCAACGATTTACCAATATTGTGTGCCAATATTGTTTGTTCAGGCGAGATAGATGTTCTGGAAGTGAAAAAATTCCTTTCCAAAAAATTAGAGGACCACAAAGTACCAAAGGAAATTTTTCTTGTTAAAGAAATTAAAACTACATATAATGGAAAGAAGATAAGAGAATTAACAAATTAAAAGGAATTAACAAATGTTTGATTTTATACCCTACTACTCAATTTTATTGATAGCAATCCTAAGCATCGGTCTTGGTCTTTATAAAAATAAAACCACAACACAAGATCAATATTTTATAGGAAATAGAAATACAAATTGGATTTTAGCGGGTGTTAGTATTTGTGCCACATTCTTTTACGCAAATGTTCCTTTCTTTATTATAAAATGGCAACCTATTTACGGATTTGCGGGAGGAATATGGGTCACGCTTGGAATAGTTATACCTTTGATCCTGTTAGGTTTCATCGGATATAAAATCTCGCAGAAAAAGAATTTCAAAAAATTTTTCAATCTCACAGACCTTATATTAGAAAAGTCCAAAAGCAAATCTTTGATCTATCTATTCATTTTTGTATACGTATTGGCGGCAATATATAATTTGAGTGCGAATCTGACTGCCATGGGATTCGTAACGGAATATTTTACCAGTGTAAATTACGCTGTGATGACCGGTGTGTTCCTAGTTGCCCTGGCACTTTACACAATAATAGGCGGCTTCAATGCTGTAATTAGGACAGATTTTATACAGATGGGACTTATACTTTTGGGTGGCCTGGCCGCTGGATTTTTTGTCACTTCCGACATTTCATCCCCGACCCAAATAATTTCTGAGCAATTTGGAAATTTGTTTGATCCAAAAGTGATGTTGAACATTGGTTTGACAATAGGTATTATCATAATGGGTTCCGCAATAACAGACAACGGATTGTTTCAACGGATATTCTCATTAAATTCAGGAAAAAAAGTTATCAAGGCTTTCAGCCTCAGTGCTGTGTTGTATTTCATTGCTTGTTTTGGAGTAATGATGATATACGGCGGATGGCAGGCATCTGGAATCGATTCGGGCAAACCTATTTTCTCTGTGCTTGACACAATTAACACTCACGGAAATGCTCTATTGTTGTTCTTTTTTATTACCGCGATGATATCAATGTCTGCGAGTAACATAGATTCTGTGATGCACAGCATCAGTTCTCTGCTTTCTAAATATTTTACCAATGAAAAAAATCAGAAAAAGGTTGCCAATTTAATTTTGATCTGTTTTATCATCACCATTTACATAGTGACACAATTCAAGATTGACCTTTGGTTATTGCTGACTACCTTTGGTACAATAAGACTAACAGTGGTATTTCCAACATTGTATATCATATTTTTTAGAAATATAAATGTGTTGGCAATAATAGTTTCAATAATTGTTGCGATGGCACTGGGTCTATATCTCCAATCGATTGGATTCAATAAACTATACACAGTTGCCATAACACTCTTTACTCCTTTACAGGTGTTGTTTTTGTTTGCAATAAATGATCATTTCAAGTATAATAAATTGAACAAATAACAGAAGGAGAAAAAATGTCGGTAAGAAATTTCAACGACGCCGAAAAGCAAAAATTGATACAGATTATCAAGGAAGGATCTCAGGTATTGGGAGAAATCGATGATCTTAGAGGCGGACTAAAAGACACAGTGAAGGCCCTAGCGGAAGAACTAGAACTAAAGCCGGCCTTGATCAACAAGGCTATATCAATAGCACACAAAGATATGTACAGAAAAGTTGCTGATGATATGGATCTATTGGATTCAATATTGACCGCGGCAGGTAAAATTTAGTGTATGACAGTATTAAAAAGTTTTGGCTTCGTAGTTACGAATCAGATAGAATAGCATTCTACTTCGAACTTGTAAGTTTTATCTTTACAGTAGGAGCAAGTTTGACATTGGCGATCACGGCATCGAATCCGGACATGACTATTGTGTACCCGGGATTTTTTGTAGGTGCCACAACACAATGTTATGCGGCCTATCGTAGAAACGCCGCGTTCGTGATGATGATCACTGGATATTTCTCAGTAATAAATGTCTATGGATTTGGAGTCGCAAGTTATTGGTGGTAACATATGAGTTATATTGACGCTTACTATAAAAGAGACGAAGATAAAGTACACGTGGTTGAGCGTAACCAAAAAGGAGAAAGAAAATTTGTTTCCTATGATGCCAGATATATCTTTTACTATCCCGATTCAAGAGGCAAACACAGATCTATATATGGTGAAAAACTACAGAAGGTACAGACATCAACATTCAAAGAGTTCATAAAAGAACAAAAAATAAGATCAAACAAGTCATTGTACGAACAGGACATAAATCCTGTGTTTAGATGCCTTGAAGAAAACTATCTCGGAAAGGACGCTCCCAAGTTGAATGTAATGTTCTTTGACATCGAGGTAGATTTTGATCCACAAAGAGGATACTCGACCACTGATGATCCTTTTATGCCTATAACTGCTATAACCTGTTATATGAGTTGGACTGATCAATTAGTTACTTTTGCTGTGCCGCCAAAAACCATGAACATGGCATCGGCACAAATGGCAGTAGAACGTTTTGACAACGTGATGTTGTTTGAAAAAGAAAAAGATATGTTGGATGCTTTCCTAACATTGATCGAAGAGGCTGACATATTGTCAGGTTGGAACTCGGAGGGTTATGATATACCCTACACCGTGGGCAGGATACAGAAAGTACTGAGTTCCGATGACACTCGTAGACTGTGTTTCTGGGGTGAGAAACCCAAGAAAAGAACATTTGAAAAATACGGCAGAGAACAGATCAGTTATGATTTGATAGGTAGAGTACATCTTGATCTTTTGGAGTTATACAGAAAGTACACTTACGAAGAAAGACATTCATACAGATTAGATGCCATTGGAGATCATGAATTGGGTGAAAAGAAAACTGTGTATGAAGGATCATTGGATGCACTCTACAACAACGACTTTGGATTGTTCATAGAATACAACAGGCAGGATACTGCACTGCTGGCCAAACTAGAGAAGAAACTCAAGTTCATAGAACTAGCCAACGAGATCGCACACCAGAACACAGTGCTACTACAGACCACAATGGGTGCTGTGGCAGTTACAGAACAGGCCATAGTGAACGAAGCACACAGGCGAGGCATGATCGTGCCGGGCAGAGTTAAAAGAGGTGAAGGGGAATCAACGGCGGCCGCAGGTGCATACGTGGCCACGCCCAAAAAAGGTCTACACGATTGGATCGGATCCATTGATATAAATTCACTTTATCCCAGTGTGATTAGAGCATTGAATATGGGTCCTGAAAGCATTGTGGGACAGATACGTCCTGTGATAACATCGGCAGAGATTAACAGGGCCAAACACCAGAAGAAATCTTTCGCGGCGGCCTGGGATAATCAATTCGGCAGTTGGGAATATCAGGCAGTAATGAAACAGGACAAGGCAACAGAAATCATAGTGGACTGGGAAGACGGCACCTCTGTCAAGATGTCCGCGGCACAATTATATGATGTGATATTTGATGGCAACAATCAATGGATGCTCAGCGCCAATGGCACAATATTCACATACGAGTATGAGGCAATAATTCCAGGTCTGTTGAAACGTTGGTATGCGGAGAGAAAAGAGATGCAGAAGAAAATGCAAGACTGTGGCGACAATGAAATAGAAAGAGAGTTTTGGGATAAAAGACAATTGGTCAAAAAGATTAACTTGAACAGTCTGTATGGTGCTATCCTAAATCCTGGTTGTAGATTCTTTGATATGCGTATTGGACAGAGTGTGACACTCACAGGCAGGTGCATCACAAAACACATGGCCAGCAAAGTAAACGAAATAATTGCCGGAACTTATGATCACAAAGGTCAGTCGATCATATACGGAGACACAGACTCGGTCTATTTTAGTGCATACAAAACATTAGAAAAAGAAATTAACGAAGGCCTAATACCATGGAATAAAGATGACATAGTGAATCTATATGACAAGATAGCAGATGAGGTAAATTCATCATTCACTTCTTTTATGACATCGGCATTTCATTGTCCCAAAACAAGAGGTGAAGTTATAAAGGCAGGACGAGAACTAGTGGCAAGTAAAGGTCTATACATAACCAAAAAAAGATATGCAGTATTGTACTATGACAAAGAAGGCACAAGAGTAGACACGGCCGGCAAAGAAGGAAAAATGAAAGCAATGGGCCTTGATCTAAAAAGATCAGACACTCCGGTATTCGTACAGGACTTCTTGAGTGAAGTGTTACTGATGGTGCTTACAGGCAAAACAGAAACAGAGGTGCTCGAGAAAATAAGCGAGTTTAGGGAAGAATTCAAATCCAGACCAGGGTGGGAGAAAGGGTCACCAAAGAGAGCCAACAACATCACCGAATATGGACAGAAAGAAGAAAAACAGGGCAAGGCCAATATGCCGGGCCACGTGAGAGCAAGTATAAACTGGAACAGGTGTAGAAAAATGTACGGAGACAAGTATAGTATGCCAATCACAGATGGAGCAAAAGTGATTGTGTGTAAATTGAAAAATAATCCATTGAACTACACGTCAATAGCATATCCAGTTGATGAATTGCGTATACCACAATGGTTCCAGGATCTTCCATTTGACGCTGAAACGATGGAAGCAACAATACTTGATCAAAAAATGGAAAACCTTATAGGTGTGCTGAACTGGGATATAAAATCAACCGAAACCACAAACACATTTAACAAACTTTTTGAAATATAATGCTGTCAATACAAGAAATAAAATTGATGTTGGAAAAATTGGGTAAATTGGAAAACATACAATGGCAGACTTTTATTCAAAGATACAAAACCTATCTGCAGGAACTTGCCGAAACGGTAGATGCCTACAATAACGATCAGATAGCAAGAATTGACAAGCCAAAGGAATGGTATCAAAAAGATCTAGACTGGAGAGAGTCAAACAGAGAAATGACTTGTCCTCCATTGTTAGAACAAGAGATAGTCACAAAAATCAATCAATTTGCCAAAATGGGAAACATTAAACAGAATTGCCTTGAAATCGGTCCGGGTTACGGCCATTTGACACTACATCTTAGACCTTGGCGAAATATCTTTATGCTAGATGTACTGCCAAATGTGTTCAGCAAAATTAGGAAAAAATTCAATCCAATCCATCATAGATTTCTAAAAGGGTATACCACTCAAAGGACTGCCTGTGATGATATACCAAACAATAGCATAGCATTTGTGTTCAGTTGGGACACATTTACATTTTTTACTCAGGAACACATCGATCAGTACCTAAAAGACATCAATAGAGTTATGATACCGGGAGGTTATGGCTTTATACACTATGCTGATTGTAACTTTGATGACGATCTTCACGAGGCAAAGAGAGGTTACTGGAACTTCAATACCAAAGAATCATTTGTGAAGTTGTTGGAAAAACAAAAGTTTGAGGTCATAGAGTGTTCACAATTCAAGCCAAAAGCAAATTATGTCATTTTTAAAAAGACTGGTAATGAAAATGTGGTTGTGTACAAAAGATTTGAAATTCCTGTACAAAAATAATTTTTCCTATTGATTTAAATCTAAATATCCTGTATAATAAAAACATTATGATAGATATCTTAAAAGACATAGTCAAGCATACACACGGACTGGGATTTTTAGATCTTGTCAAAATATCAGGCACTGATAAAGAAACTGCGATCGATTCAATGGCAGAAGACAGATCAGTGATACTACAAGGATCTTTCCACAAGGCCCAAGAAGATATGTCAGGTACTTTTGGTATGCCTCAATTGAACAAGTTAGATATTCATTTGAAGTGTCCAGAGTACAAAGACAAAGCGAACATTACTGTGATTAAAGGTGAAAGAAATGGAACCAATGTTCCAACAGGCATCCACTTCGAAAACGAAAAAGGTGACTTCAAGAACGATTACAGATTTATGAATGCTGAGATCATCAACGAGAAACTTAAGACCGTAAAGTTCAAAGGTGTTAAGTGGGACGTTGAGATTGAACCTTCGGTAGCCAGTGTACAAAGATTCAATTTCCAATCTCTGGCAAACACAGAACACAACACATTCGTTGTAAGAACAGAAGACGGCAATCTAATCTTTACTTTTGGTGATCAAGCATCGCATGGTGGAGAATTTGTTTTCGCAACTGATGTAAAAGGCACAATCAACAAAGGTTGGAGTTGGCCGGTGGCACAGGTGTTACAGATTTTGAAATTAAGTGATTCAGCAAAAGTAACTTTACATTTCAGTAATGAGGGTGCTATGCAGGTCACAGTAGATTCTGGAATTGGCAAGTATCAATATATAATTCCAGCACAGGCACAGTAATGACTAAAGAAAATAACAGGCAAGAACATTTGGGAGAACTCAGCAGAGACTTCGCTGTGTTTTTGCCTGCTATATCAAATTTCTACAACACATTCATATCAAAACAGCGAGTAACCGAAGGCAAACACATACCAGAGGACAGGATACCGAAAGGTTTTGACAGAGGGGTGGAAGGACTTAACTTTATCAATCCCGACGAGGGCTACTTTACATATCCCACAGCACTCTATTCGGCAGGACACGCCTGCCTGGATGTTGAAAAAGCACCCGAAAGAGATTCAATGTGCGTGAACAGAGACAGGAAATTCAGCACCATAGTAGGAGATTCCGGTGGATATCAATT